TATCATTTTTCTTTCAAGCGAATATTCATCAATATGTTTCAATCCATCAGAAAACATCGTCATTCTTCATCACCCTTTATAACCTTTCCGATCTTTGCACATTCCTCACAAGCTGAACCCATGCCGCCTCTTGTTGTTCCCCAGGAAATAAGGTTCTTGAATAACCATTCATCACTTGGCAAGTGATAACAAAAGTCTGACGGATATTCAGCTTTATCAACAGTTTCGTCTAATTCCTCAGACCAACCCTTGAAGTATTCTCTCCAATCGTCTGAACCGCTGTCACAACCGAAAACATAATCGTCTACGATTTCACGAATCAGCCTTAAGGCATTCTTCATAACTCGTCTTTCGGATTCAACTGTCATGCCGTAAAAGTTTGCTATGTGTGCGCCACCCTTAACCGCATCAAGAATTGTTTTCTCGGCTTTCCGAATCTCGTCCGATGGCACATTGTATCTATAAGGGATAATTCGTCTTAAGGTTTCTTCTGCTTCTTCAATCGTCATGTGAATTTCCTTTCTTCGTGTGATTCTCAATAATCCTCATGGCATCGTAATACGCCTGTTTAAGTCCAAAATGGTAACTACTTGTGAAATCAGCAGTTTGGCAAAGTTTAGCCTGTTCCTTTCCTTTTTCCCTTAATTCAGCAAGCGCACCTTCTCGGTCAAAATCAAGAACAACCGTTCCTTTCAATCGGCTTTTAATCTCATCCCAGAACACAAGTGTTTCTTCTGAAAAGTCAGGATGAATCTGTGCAGTATGTTTTTTGTGATGCTGAATGTAGTCATATCCGACTGCCGCCACAAACCGCCTTATAAGCATTTCGTCATCTTCTCTTGCCGCATCGTCCATGCGGTCTTGTTTTGTTATTTCAATCATCGGTGTTCTCCTTTTCAAATTTCTCTGCATTAGTCATATGGTTTCTCCTTATATTGCAAACGCCATTTGTCCATCTGATCGTTGCTTCATTACAAGATTCGGTGTTCTTTCTCCGACTTTTAGATAATTGCAGTTTGCTCTTACAATCTGTTCATCCATATTGTCATCCTCCATATGGTCTAAGATCGCACCAAGCGTGAACAGTCAATTCCGCAAACTCTTCCAACTCATACCCTTCGACCATCCATCCGCACTGTGAATCCCACGAAGCCATCACAAGCGCATTATCCCACTTGAGGTTTCTCTGCTTGTTGACTCCACTAATCGTTACTGGCACTATCTCGTACTGTTCCGGCATCCTTTCCTCCGGAGTGTACCACTGCACTATCACTTGTTTCTCTATCATCCTCGTTATCCTCCTCTACCGGCAGGCCAAGCATCCGGCGGTACCGTTTCGAAGCTTCGCTTATCTGCCTCTTGCGGTATTCATCCCGGAGCTTCGCTGCTGCTTGTTCTCTGTTATGAAATTCTTTTACATCTTCACGCGTCATCTTCTTCATCATCAATCTCCACATTCACATATTTGGGATACTTCCAACCATTTACCTTGACCTTGTTAATATAACTGTACAAGGTTCCCGTTGACACTCCGACAGCGTTACTCATTTCCCGGGCTGTTTCATAAATGCCAAGCGGTAAATTATATTTGTCCTTAGTGCATAGCATCCATATCTTTTTTCTGGCCATGTTATCACCTTGTATCCATCTTGATCTGTGTACTTGTTACATCCTTTAATCTGTCACGGAAAGCAATGATCAGATCTTCTGCGAATCTGTTACCCTCCGCATGATATTTCTTTCTGAACTCATCAGTCTCTCGCCACATCTCATCAAACCATTTATTCGCCTCGTATGAATTCCCCTTCGGCGGATTCCACCACTTTTCACAGAGAACATAGAACTCTGCAAACATATTCCATTCTTTTCCACCTTTGATAAATCCCATTTTCACCACCCTTTCAGAATGGCAGCTCTTTGTCACTCACATCAATGAAGTAGTCCTCATATAATGGCTGCCAATTATAATGCTTTCCTTTTTCGCCGTTGTTATCCTTTTCATAGATCCGCTTGGATGCAGGATCAAATTCTAAAACTATCCCATTATTCATGGTCAGAGCTCCGAATAGTCTGTTTTTTGTAACTTTCAAATATCTCAACTTTTGCTCAGGATCATCTTGTTTGTTTGCCCTCTCGTAACTGATCACGATTGATGCCAGATTGACTATATCCGAGGATCCTGCCACAGTGTCATTTTCTGAGGAAGAACCCATCTTGCGTTTGTGAGCCACCAAGATAATAAGCACATTATGAGTTAATGCCAGTCTTGCAAGCTTCTTCATGAATAACGCCTGCTTATCATATTTGTCCTGAGAGACAATCGGATCTAAATCTAACGCAGTCATGAGGTTGTCCAAGAGTAAAACACTTACGCCCTTCTGAATGATAACCTTTTCGATCAGATCCAGAAGTCCGGTCTGCTCATCCTCTGCAGCCTCCGTTATTCTGTTGTCATAGATCCACACTTTATCCTTGAACCATTCAGATATTTTTTGCTTTGCTTCTGCCTTCACCACATATTCATTTTGATTTTTCTTGATAATATTATTCGTTCCGGCTGCCTGGAATGTAAGCCATGCCTTTAGCAAGTAGTTTGGCAGCTCTCCTGAATATATAAATGATTTATAATTATCATTGATAGCCTGGCATATAATTTGATTTGTAAGTGTGCTCTTTCCGTCTCCGCTCTTTCCAGTTACAAGAACAAGCTGTCCGAAAGGCAATCCTCCGCAAAGGATTTCATCCAACTTGATCAGCCCCGTTCTTAACTTTGGAATTAATGTAATATCAACATCTTCAACCTCTGACAGATCTATTATCTGCGGAATAGGTGGCTGTGCTGCATTTTCGATACACTTCTTGATCTGCTCCGCTCCGTACTTCCGAAGAATGTCATTCGCATCCTTGCAGTCCAGGTAATCTTCTTCTCTGACGCACCAAACCTTGGAGCCCCAACGCTGTGTGAATTCCTTGTGAAGAGTTATCTTGCCCTTCTCATGATCTCCGAAAATGATTATCTTATCAAAGTTGTGCATCCAGTCCCAACAGTACGGAACCCATGTGAATGAGTTAACACCACCGGGAACAGAGACGGCATTTTCAAACCCTGCCTCTGATACAGATAAACTGTCCATCTGTCCTTCTGTCACTATCAAGGTCCGATTCTGCAGATTGCATTGATACATTCCGAACAGAATAGGCTTGCAGTTCTTCTCAAACCACTCTTTACTCTCTCCCTTCTTAGCATTAGGATTCCGGTATTTGATGGTCTGGATATCTCCGTTTTCATCGAAGAATGGAAACACAATAGCTGTATCCTTGGATGTAATCTGATACCTCCGAGCAGTCTGTTCTGATATTCCTCTGGATTTGAGGTATCTTATAGCAGTCTCCTTTGGTTCAATCGGTTCTGTCGGTCTTTTGTATTTCTTATAAATCTTCTGCGGTCTGTAATACTCATCAACCTCTCTGCCAAGTGAAAAGTTAAAATCATAGGCCAATGTGATCATGTTGCCATGGTGACTGCAGGAAGCTCTGAAGCAATTAAACTGTCCTGTCTTCAGATTAATTGCAAACTTGTTTTTATCTGCTCCGGAAGATGCACCGCAATATGGACATTTGGCAAATACAAGCTCATCGCCCTGCCTCCGAGTCTTGAAGTGGTTTTCATAAGCAAACCGCTCCGCATCCTCCGGCTTGAATACATAATTGCCATACATCAATAATCATCCTCCGGCCAAATCCAGTTGCCATCTTCATCTACTGGCAACTCATCAACAGTTCCTATGTGAGGCAGCAACACCTCTTCTGACTCATTATCCGAACGAGCACCGCCCTCCAAGGGCGTGTGCGAAGGTTCGGTTTTATATATAGATATATCTTTAGATATATCCTCTCTATCTAAATCTATATCTTTATCTTTATCTGCTTTCGGTTTGGTTTCGGTTTGCTTATTTTTGCTTACTGTTTGCTTACCGTTTGCTTTCGTTTTGCTTACTGTTTGCTTATTTTTTTCTTCAGAATCTCTGTTTTTACGGCTATTCTGACCGCCTTTGCGTCCGCTCTCTGCTCTCTTTACGCGCTTATCAATCAATGGTTTAGACATTAACCAGAAAACTTCAAAATTTCGATTTTTCTTAAAAAATGCCTCATCTGGTTCAATTCCGCTCATTTCATAGTCGATTAGCATCTCCAAAACAGCTAATTTTTGATTTTTCGGAAGATTTTTGATGATTTCCCACTGAGTTGAATAAATTGTTGCAGAGTTTTTTCTGAAATTATTTCCATTGTTTTCCATTTATAGTTCTCCCTTTTCAAGTCGTTCTTTGCAGTCCCGATACAATATCTCTCTGATCATCCTTCCTGAGTGTTCCATTTCACAGAAGATAGGAGTCATATTGTACCGGCAAGACCATGCCACAAGAGAAGCTATGAAAGCAGCAGGCTTATATCTGGATCTATACTGCCCGGAAAGAAGCATTCCGATAGAAGCATTCTCGATCAGAAGGAAAACTTTCGCCCCATGCTCCTGAGCCCGTTCAAACTCTCTGCGGAATCTGTCACGGCTCCGAGTGAAGCACATTGCAAGTTCATCAAGATTCTGTTTCCTCTCAATCACACATTTCCCCCTGATCCGCTGATCAAGAGAGTGGAGCGGTCCGTTCGGAAGGATTATGTTGTATGTATAATCCCCATAGTCCAGAACGGCTCTGTTGTACTCTACCCCCATATCAGCATATCTTTTCTTTGCCCTGGCTGTTGGCTGCTCTCTCGTGTCTACGATCACAGAGAACGACTTCAATATGTTCTGCAGTTCAAAGTTGTCCATTTTACTTGAATGGGAGATCCATCTCTATGCCTTCCGGAACACTTACGAAGTCGCTTCCTGCAGGAGCTGCAGTTGTATCGATAAGTTTATCCTTCGGAGTCCATTTAACTTTGCCATCTCTGATGTCCTGAGCGATTCGGGTTCCTGCTAATCTTGTATGATCATATATCTGCCCGGTCTGCTCGTTCTGGGACTGTTCATTTCGGAAGCATCCTCCGAAAACCTTGCCTTTGATAGTCTTCTCATCTCCGTTCCAAATGAATCCATTGTTTGAATCTTCGATGTTTGCCCAGAACGTGTCCCATCCGTCAATTACATAGGATTCGCAGTTCTCATAAGGGATTGTCAGATGGTAGGTGGCATCGAAGCTCCACTTTTTATCTTCCTTGGTGTTCTCATTCCACTGCTTCATATAAAAGTCTTTATAATCGCCTTCAGCGATGTCAAATGAGAGCTTAATGCCTCTCTTGCCGTTCTTATAAGTCACTTCCTCAACATTGAGGATTTTACATACATAGTTTCCTTTCGGAAGCCTCTCAAAGGCTGCTCCGCTTTTTCTGTTCTCCTTGTTATACTTTGGTACGTTAATCATTTATTTGTCCTCCTAAATTCCATAATATTCTCTAATAGCCGTATCCACAGCCTTTAAGTCATTCGGTATCTCTAATTCAAACATATCCTCCGGACTCTTCGCGGTGCTCTGTCCGTTAGCCTGTGTATAGAACTTATGATCCTGACAATAAAGCACGATGTCGAAACATCCCTCAACTGTCAGTTTTTCATCAAGCATCTTTCCGATGGTCTTAACCTTCTCTCTTCCGTCAGTGTCCGTCTCCGTGTGATGCAGGAAGTAAACTATCTTATCCTCGATCTCGCTCTCATTGATTGAGTGAATCAGGCCTCGGAAGTTAGAAGCAATCTGGGCAAATTTGTCGTATCCTTTTTCAGATCCTCTATCGAATAGCTCATTCGCCAGAAGATATTGGCTGTCATCTATAGCGATGGCCTTACATTTGGCAGAGCAGATGCTTTGGAATATCCAGGCATATCTCATTCTGTGGAGCTGTGCATAATCTTTTGCATCTTTGAATGCTGCAGGAACCTTCGCAACCTTAATATCTGTCTTAAACGGCAATCTTCCTTTTTCTACGGAAATAACTCCGATTTCATCTGCCTTAAAGTTCTTAAGGCTGTATGTCTTGCCTGAACCACTTCTGCCCATTATTAATACAGGAATCATTCTGTTCACCTCCTATCTAATTCGTAAGCTTTCGCTTTGCTCAAGATGGCAATACCCACTCAAATCTTCACCGTTCTTGAGTGCTTCCTTGAGTTTGGTCTTGTCCACTTCCGGCTCACGGAACTTCAAAAATTCTGTTGGTAAATTGTTGATATCAGTGTCGATAACTACGGATGGAGCATTTTTTTGGATACCAAACGAAAACAGATCTGTTTTGAACTTGGTCTTTCCGGTGATGGTCATCATTGATTGGAGTGCCATCTTCATATTCTTGATGTTATTCTCAAGTGCCTTTTTCCGGGACGTTAATCTTCTAATCTCATTATCCAGAGCCTCAATATCACCATCGAGATTCTTCATAACTTTTGCATAATTTTCCGCTTTGACTTCCAGCTCACCATCGACCGCTTCCATGGTGTCAGCCAGGAACTCCGGGTCAAGCTCCGGATTCTCCATCATTTCGGAGATTATCAAATAATCCTGTGTAAGTTCGTAAATACTACTCATCTTCCATTCCTCCTACCTTCTCATAAACCATCCAAATAGTTATCAGTGTGCAGAGTAGAGCAATCACTCCGCTCCAGACATCCGTTATCCTCCAGCAAGCTAATGCTGTTGTTACCGCCATAACAAGTGTGATATAATAGTTGTGCCCAGTGATAGGGCATTCTTCACTTTTTTTTGAGCCCTTGGATGTGACCGCATCCTGGGCTTCCTTGATC